ACAACGCCGCCGGAAACCGTGATGTTTGCTGTTGCCCCCACGCCGAATCCAGTGGTGTTAACAAAAGGAACATTCGTATAATTTCCATCTGTGTACCCCAAACCAGGAGTAATTGTCCCTAGAGCGGAAATGGGACCGATCAAGAGTTCCTGGGGCGTTTCGGGAACGAACTGACCGTCGCCTGGAACATAGTCGTACTCTACTATCTCAGGGTCGTAAAAACTGCCAAAACCGCTTACGTAGCTGTTTCCAATCGACCACGGTGAGTAGGTTTTCTCTCCGGATATCTTGCCTCCAGCCGCAATGAGAAGGGGAATTTCTGCTAAGGAGCCGATGTTGATGTTGTCAAGGATCACACGGAGTTTTCCGTCGCCACCGCTCGCTGGACTCCAGTAAACAACGTCACCTTGGTTGTAACTTCCCGCTTGCAGAAGTTCAATTTGCCTCATGACCAGATTTCCGTAAATCGTCTGATCTTTCTTTTCGGCGGAGTACGGAGTAAAAGAGGTAAGGACGGGATAATAAGACGTTGTCGGAATCGTCTCCAGAACCAAGTCGTTTTGGTTCAGAAGTTGCTCAGATGGGTCAAAAGAGTAGACCTGCGTATAAAGCGCAGCGGAAGGTCCGAGTTGTGGCGGAGTGTTGTATGCCTTCGCGGTCACAATTCGCGGGTTAACGTACCGAGTGTCCGCGTCAAACGTTGCGTAGAAAGCGGAATCAACGTCGCTTACGCTCGGATCGGTAGAGGAAGGAAAAACGTTGCCGGGCTGAAGCAACTGGAAAAGCCTGTCCCGAAAATTCAACGAGGAGTTCCGTAGATTCACTCCGAAAGAACTGTTGGCATCCACTTCCAGGGTAATGTCGTATTGAACCTGGCTAAGTGTTAGAGGATACAGGTGCCCCGTTGTTCCGATCGGAACAGAGAAGTTCACCACATTCTGACCTCTGCTGAGTTGTTCCTCAGTCAGTTCAACACCGCCAGGACCAAGAACGAAGAATGATACTTGACCGCTTGGCAGAATGTAGTCGGTTAAATAATTGTACGAGAATTCGGACCCTCTGTTGGGTTGCACCGATGTTTGAGTCCCTACTCCGTAAAAGTCGATGAAGAAGTCCTGCCAATCTTGCGCGCTTACAGGGTTCTTTCGACGGATTAACGTGAAGAAACGTTCCTGAACTTCCTGGTAAGTTTCAACGTCCGATCCGCCGGTTGCGGGCTCGGGATTTATTGCACTCAAACCAGCAACGTTTATCGCTGAAGAGCCGACGATCGAGTTCGCAGGCACGTTGTAAAGCGACCCGACAAACTCTGAGAACACCGGCACGTAAATAACCGTCTCTCCTGGCGAGAAAGTGTAATTCTCAGCAGTCAGGAAAGAATAAACTTGGCCGCCGGTGATGTTCGGGTCAGTTGTGAACGAAGAGCCGGAGGGAATTGTGACGGGGCTGTTTGAAGGCGGTATTGTAAGTACGAGCCGAGCGAGAGACGCAGTCCCAAGGCGTCTCATCGCACCCAGGAAAGGACCAATCCACTCAAGCAGAATCTTTTCTGGCAGCTGATTTGCCCAAAAGAGAAACTCACCCTGCGCGAAAACCTGCCCTTCCAGCAAAGCAGCCAGAGGGTTTCCAGAGCTGAAGTCGTTTAACGTTTGGTTAGAGGCTTGATATACTCTTTGTGAAGCAGCTTGAACAAGCTCTGCTTCATTTCGAGGGTCAATCGAAACTGACGGTAATGGTGCGTATCTAGGCATTTATCAGCCTCAGCAGGGTTCGCAAATCGTTGTGCTGGCGTTAGGTGCCGGTGCAGAGTAGTTGTTGCAGGGGCAAGGATCTCCCGCCGAGTTCTCAAGGTAGTAGAAGCCGTTATCAATCACCAAAGTGTCCAACAAGTACTCAATCTGCTCTTTGAGAACGAGTTTTGTGATCAAGTCCTCAAGTTGAAGAGCGTCGAACCTTTGTGGGATCGTGGAGGGGTTGATTCCAGCTGCGAAGTTATATTTGTCGTTGGTGGTATAGCTTTTCGGTGCGTTCTCTTTCACATTCTCCGGATTCACCGGCGAAGCCGCATATCCGAAATTCCAAACACCCGTGACAACTTTGGTGCCAGAAATTGCTAGCCCGCTAACGAATTGGTCCCCTTCCAGGTTTGGTTGAGGGGTGCTCAAAGTAACGTATCTTGAGTCAAGCCCGTTCGGGCCAGCCGTGATGAACGAGTTTAAACCAAGTGGAGGGTAGTGCCAATCGAGATCTTGACCATCGAACGTAATTTGCTTAGCACCGTTAAGCCACTGGCTTGTAACGATTACACCACTAGAAAAAGTTGTCTTCATGAATCCCTACGGATTGCCTTCTTGAATTGGTTTTACCCTACAAAAAATCCCCAGCCGAGGCCGGGGATAAGTAACTCTGGAACCGAGGATCAGGTTCTCTCCCAGTAGTTAACTGTAAATGAACACTCGATCGTCTGAACGTTTCCGCTCTCACGGTCAACGTCAGCGGTTGTGACTGACTTGTATTGGCAACCGTAAAGCACGTATTGGCCGCCTGCGGGAGCAGAACCAGCACCGACGCAATCTTTAGGGGTCACGGTAACCGTGATTTCCTCACAGTTGTACGAAAGCCAGAATTGCTCGAGTTGTTTGAAGATGGTAGGGTCGTACGGGGCCTCTAACGTTACGTCGTCTGCGGTTCTCGGTCCAATGACGTGGTACAGTCTGTTTCCAGAACCGTTAGCGTACTTGCTGTCTTCGGCTGAATCCTTGACACCGCTGAACTTAGTGAACACCGCTGTGAAAGTGGGCCCACCAAGAGCTGTGAATGAAACTTCGTACTGAGACTTGGTAATCGGTCTTAAAATAGCCATGATGACACCTCCTTATGTATTTCTTGGATCAACCAAGAATGTTGGAGATCATCGCGCCAGAACCGATAAGACCAGTGGCACCAAGACCCACCAGGTTAACAACACGCTCAACAGTGATTTCAGCACGAACCACGCGACGCTCACGAATGTAGTACTCGGGGCGAACAGCAGGGGTGCCAGTCAGTTGATAGGTGTAAGCGAAAGCAGGGGTAGCAGCATTAGCACCACCAGCAGGCATTACGCTATCTGAAGGACCATTGGGGCTGTAGAACAGCAGGATTCCGTTTGAAGGGAACACAGGCTGCAGGGTGCCATCGGTGGCAAGATAACGGCCCTCAGCAACGCGCAGACCACGCTCAAGACCGAAGTAACGAGCAAGAAGGTCTGTGTCGATTGAATCGGCAGTGGTGTACTTGATGCGCTCAAGGATAGCCTGGTTGGTCAGCAGTTGATCAAACACGGCAGTTCCCAGAACCATCGAGTTCGGACGGATACCGATTTGGTTGGCAACCGAACGCTTCAGGGTCAGGATGTCCTCGATCGGGTTGGAAGTCAGTGAAGACCAAGCCGAAGGACCAGCGGCAGAACCGTAGGCGGTCTGGAAGTTAGCCCAGGTGGTGAAACCAAGGCCGGTCTGAGTACCAGCACCAGCGGTAGGCTCGTAAGGGTTGTAACCAGCGGTTACGGTTACGGCCTGGCTTACAGTGTACTCGTAAGCATTCATCAGGCGAGACATGGCGTTGCGAGTTTCGATCGCACGCAGGTCAACCTGAGCAGGACCTTCACCAGCGTTCTCGATGACTTCTTCGGGCAGTTCCCAAGCCACGACTTCTTGCTCAAGCGCATAAGGCTCAGCATCGTAACGGCTTTGAACGAACGGAATGTTGGTTCCGTATGCACGACGGAAGTCGTTGATGGCGAATTGCTCTTTGCCGAAGCGCAGAATGCGGCCAGCACGAGTCGGGGTGTCAACAACGGGGGCAATAAAGTTGGCGATATTAGTCGCCGGAAGCATGAAACCTTGTGCGAGCGTAGTCAGAATTGGATCTACGCCAGCATAGGTTTGCTGGAGCACTTTGTTATCGTGACGACTCTTTATTCGTCACTTCTCACGGTTTCCCGTGAGGTCAGACTATATCATCATCTCGGATTTTTTCCTCGGTTCCACCCCACCCCTGGGTGATTTTCGGACCGAGTTCTAATCACTACTTCATCTTCTAGTTTCCAGTACCACTTTTGGTTGGAAATTTTTTCGCTTGTTTTTCGTTTAGAATCTTCTGAGTGTTTGGAGCCTTTTCGGGAACAGCGATCCAACATAGTTGGGTCGTTTTCCCAGACCTTTCTCATTGATTCCCCAATTCTTCTCTTGTGCTCTTCGGATTTCTCTCGACCCTTCAATGACTGAGAAGTTTTGTCACCCCATGTGACTCGTCTTCTTTTGTTTGAGTCGGATATGAGTCGAGACTTTTCCTCGCAACTTTGGGCGTAAGCCAGCGATTTATAGATTCTTGAGCCTTTAGAGCCGCACATGATGGCAGCGCATTGTGCCAATTTGTGATTCTCTGGGAATGATTTATGAAGTAGCAGATGGAGGAGAGCGTGCTCTCTTCGATTCGCTAAGACAACATTCTCCTCACTGTAATCTCCTCCGAGTGAGCCTGGGAAGATTCTATGCTTCTCAAGAAAATCGCCTTTTTGTTTTTCCCGTTTGAGCTCTAATAGAGAACAACAGAGACGAAGATAACGATTGAAATAGTGATCAATCCGAGCGTCGGGCACTCGTGGAAAGTTTATTCTTGGGTAAGTCACTTTCTAGTCGTTGAACCTTTTTACTCCAAACCTATTATACCCTAGGTTACCCGGAGCAAACTTGGCTGCTGATTTCCCTCGACTAAACGTTAGGGGGTCCCAGCAATTCACCCGATTTTCCATCCAGAATCACTTCTGGCGGGAACCAACTCGATTCATCATGGGAGTATTCTCCTAAAGGAGGTAATTTGACTTCAAATGGTTGAAAACCACAGTTGGGACTTACACCCG